CGGTGCGGGTAGGCGTGCCGGCCAATTGAAGGGTTAGAGTCCGATAGCCTTGCGCTGGTCTGCCAGGCGGTCTTCGCCGTTGACGATAGCGATCATGTTGATCAGATCGATTTCGATCACGTCTTCACCGTTGAGGGTGAGCTTGTAGTAGCTCAGCTCGGAGGTGACCTTGAATTCGGTATTCTCTCCAGCCTTGGCGTTGCCCGGGTCAATTTTGCTGTGACGACCACGGGCCACCACTTCCACCGCATCCACTTCGCCGCTGTCATCTCGCTGGTAGGCACCGGCAAAACGCAGCTGCACGCCGTCGTGGGTGGTGATGCCGTACTGGCGGAGGACATCATCCATAAGCCCGCCGCAGGTCCATTCCATAGACAAGGCTTCTTGTCCATGGTCTGTCTTGACGGGGCCGTCCATACCGCCGCCCCGCCAGTCTTCCATCTTGCGCTCCAACACCGGCAGGGTGACTTCCGCCACTTGCCCGGCATAAGAGAGACCATCGTTAAAGAGGTTCATGTTCTTGAGTTTGCGTGGCAATGCCATGGGTTATCCCTCCCGTTATCCGGTAATTTGGCTGGCAAAGTCGGCCAGGTAGCGGTCGGTGATGCGCTGGCGGAACATCAGGTTTTCCAGCGGAGGCACCGGGGTGTAGTCGTAGTCGATGTAGAGCTTGCCGGCCTTGAGGGTTTCCTTGCTGTTGGCCGTATCGTCATACCAGGCTTTGCCATCAATGATGTAGCCCAGCGACTTCAGCTCGCGGAACTTGGCATTGATCCCTTCGATGATGTCGCGGATCAGGCTGGCGTGCATCGGCTTGTCGACCGCCCACATATGAGCTTCGGCCATGGTGTCGGCCAGTACCTGGGCGGTGCGCACGTAGTTTTCGAATGCAAACAGCGGGTCAATAGTGCAGGTACGCGAACCCCAGAAGCGGAAGCCGCCCCGGTTAATCAGTGTGGTGACTTCGTTTTCGTTCAGATAGCCCGCATCAGTGGCGGGGTTCTGCAGATCCCAGTAGATATCTTTACTGACACCAGTGACGCCATTCACCGGAATGTTGGATAGGGTTTTGTGCCAGCCAATCTCTTCATCCAGCTTGGAGCGCATGCCCAGTGCACGGGCAGTGGCGAACAGTGTGGTTTCAGCATTAGCAACGGTATCCCAGCCGACAAAATCGGGCCAGATCACCATGATTTCACGCTGGCCGAAGTTTTCGCGATAGGTAACGGCTTCTTCCTTGGTTTCAGCGCCAAACGCGGATACATAGGCAAAGGCGCGCAGCTGCTGGGCAATGCCAGCCAGTTCGGTAGCAACGGGCAGATCGTCCAGCCCAGGCACACCCAGAATACGGGGCTTCACACCCACCTTGGTTTCAGCAGCCAACAGGGCTTTCATGCCGGTGTACTCACCGGTAGCGGTCACGGTGCCGATCAGGTTGCTGGTGGTCTCGGCCGCATCCAATCCTTCAGGCACGCGCACGGCGATGATGATGGGTTTGGTCTGGTCGGCAATGGCGTCCAGGGCTTTGGCCAAGGTGCCAGTGGTGCCGGCCTTGCCGATCGCTTCCAGGACGTTGGTGATCAGCTTGGGCTTGTTGGTCGGGAAATAATCGACGTCGGCATCGTCAGCGGTGGCAACCAGGCCAATCACGGCCGTCGATACGGTCCGGATCGGGCGGGTGCCTTCGTTGATCTCGATGACGCGGACGCCGTGATGGTATTCGGTCGCCATGGGGTCTCTCCTGCGGTTGGCATTGTGCTCTGTTCAGCAATGCAACCAGTGTGCGGCCTCGCGCGAGGAGAGAGGAGGTTGGGCGTGTGTATAGAGAGGGTTTACATGGGGAAGCCGCCCCGAAGGGCGGCAATGTATCAGGCCGAGTAGGCGGTATCGAAGGCGGTCTGCAGATCAAGTGCCTGCAGCTGGTCCACGGTGGTGGCTGAGGTGATCTGATCCGACACTGCACGCTCCGCCTGGAAACACCGGCGCACATGCTCTGCAACAGCCTGGGCGATGGGTTCCAGCTCTGTGAGCGTAACCGTCACCCAGCCACTGGTGGCTTTCCACTCTGTGTCCTGTACCAGCCCAGATTTAAGCGACTGATAGGCCCCTGTCAACATGGCCTGGGCATCGCGCTGGGTGTTGATCTGGGTACCGCCGGGCAGGCTGATACCGCCGGTTTCAGTCGTAAAGCGAATGCTGGCCACATGCTGTGTCAGGGTGGCTTGGCGGTTGGCAATCATGGCGGCCTCGGCATCAGTGTCCAGCACCTGCAGGATACCGGGGGCATTGATATCAGCGCCGTCTGGCACCCGCCCAAAGTAATGGGGCGGTGCACCACGGGTAAACCAGAGGTGTTCAATACCCTGAATAGGGTCGGCAGGGCCGTGACGTGTCGGTGCCTCGGTTGCCGGGAGGCCTGTCAGGTGGTCAATTTTGACGAATTCAATCAATGGCATGGTCAGGGCTCCTTAGTAATACACTCGGCGAACGGCGCGTGTAGTCGCACCGGAGTAATGTTGTGTTGCCTGCTCTAAACCGTGAGCCATGCTGAGAACCATGACTAGAGTGCTGTCAATTTTGTTACTTGACCAATGGATACCCTGAACCAGGGCTTCCGGGCCACCGTATCTGAAATCAACGGCAGTGGTGATGAATGGATTGTCCAGCGTATAGTTACTGGTCGGCGGAATGATCCGGCTGGACGCACCATAGTTGGTGTTGTTGTCGTAACTGTTGGCTGCTTTCAAGTTCCAGTAAATGGCTCGCAGCTCGTCCATATCGGGCAATTTCCAATCGTTAAAACCGCCGCTGTTCAGGTTGGCTACGAAGTTGGAAGCCGTTGTCCAGGTGTCTTCAGGGAACAGCTCGCCTTCCGCTTTAGGACTGATAACCAGTGCATATTCATCGCCCACTTCATCAAGCATCCGGCTAACAAAATACCCCCCACCGAAGGGCGTACCAGGTTCATCGGGTACAAACTGGGCTGCCGTTTTAAATGTAACCGGGGTAGACCAATTCGAGGTACCTAGGGTGGCACCCCGGTGCCGTGTCCGGATGTAATATGTGGTCGATGTTGAAAGCACTCCGCTAGGTACCGAGATGCTCTCCAGGTTGTTGGTATCCCCCAGGGACTGCCAGATAATGTTGGAGAAACTGGCGTCGGTCGCCAGTTGCCAATCAGTAGAAATGTGTGTGTCCATATCGGCCGGGTATGTCTCGAATGCGTTGGTGGTTGCTGTCGGGCTGGCCCCGACATTGATCGCGCCATTTACCGGGTTGGTCACGTTCGGTGCGGCAATAGACTCCCCACCTACGGCCAGCACGAAATCGACATTGGTGCCATTACGGCTGATAGTCATTGTCAGGTGGTCAGCTGACTCAGCCGCATCGAGATCCAGCGTTACCGTATCGCTGGAGAGACTGACAACGCCGGTGTCAGCTTCAACGGTATAGCGGCTCCAGGCGTCAAAGTCGGTAATAGTGAATGCATTGCTGCTGCCTGGGTAAACCGTTTTGGGGCCATTCAGCGAGATCTGTTCTGTTTGGAACCCGGGGGCGAACCACTCGACATCGCCCTCTTTTTTGCTGCGTTTGCGCAGCATCTGTCCGGGTAAACCGCCAGTTGGCAGCAGGTAGGGGCGGATCTCCTCGATATCGGTTTTGGTGGCGATGGTGATGTAGTCATCGATCACGGCCGTTACGTTAGTGGCGTTGCCGATCACTGTCACCAAATCAAAGATCTGCTCAACAATAGTAGTGCCGCCGGCAGCCGGCAGGTAGTCGCTCTGGCTGTCGCTGTTACTGTACGAGTAGAGGTGCTCTTCCAGGGTGTCAGGGTCTCGCGCGAAAACCCCAATCTCACGAATAAAGAATCCTTCTGCCAGACCAGTGTTGGTCAGGATCGCCCGGATGCGGCTGGTACCGTCCCCGATTACCTCAAACTCCTGCAGCGACAGACTGAGCCGCTCTTCTTGCAGGGCGGTTAGCTGCTCGGGGGTGGCAGGAGGCGGTCCGGAGCCAATCGCTGCCCGGGTGAATTCAAGTTTTTGGCCGATTTGGGCCTTTGCCTGCAGTTGCTGGCCGTCCTCAGTCAGGATCAGACCGGGGAAATTTGCCATGTGTATGCCCTCTGTTGGTTATGGGGTAGAGCCTGCCGGCAGGAGTAAGGTGGTGCGGCTGTAGTGCGTGACACCTGCAACATGCAGCGTGGCAGGGGCAGGCGCTGGGTCTATGTGAATGTTGATGCCGATTCGCGCACTGGTATGGGTAAAGGTGCCCAGGTACAGGTGTGATGTCGTTTCCCGCTGTAGTTGTACAGCCGCCAACCAGGAGCGCACTGGCTTGGCTGCTGATACCAGGTTGATGAATTGCTGATAGGCCTGGTTGCTATAGAACGCGGCAGAGGAGCGGATCTTGAATGTGTGCGGGCGGCCATCAAATTGCCAGGGCTCCAGGATCTCACCGTGACCGATCGCCAGGTTTACGGCTTCCTGGACGGCAACCGGTGTGCCTTTGCGTTTATGTAGGTACAGGGCCAGGGCAACGGCGCGGCGCTTCTGATCAATGCTCCAGTCGCTGTCCCAGCGGTCGACACTGAAGGCCCATGCCAGCCAGGGCAAAAGGTGCTCCGGGCAACGGGATGGGTCCCAAAGTTCACGTAGGGGCACATCCACGTCACTCATGCGCTGTGTTACCTGTTCAACGGCACGTTCCAGCTGTGTGGCGTTGGGGGGAAGCAAGGTATTCATTCGTAGGCCTCAAAGACACTGGTGCGAAATCGCGGGGTTTCAGTGACCAGATATGCTCCATCAGTCAGCAGAATCGAGGGGGCCGCAATACCCTTCACAACGGGGATATCGATGCTGCGGCCATTAATTGTCAATGTGATGGTTTGAGGGATACTAGGCGCGGTATATACGACTTTTTCAGCCAAGCGTTGAATTGACCCTGACGAGGCTGACAGGGTGTAGCTTGTGCTTGAGTCATAGTTGGTAATGGTGAGTAAAACCGTTTGACCAACGTGAATGCTATCGCTCCAGGCCAGTGATGCACCATCAGCCGGGGTAATATTCAACGCTGCTTTTACCTGCTCGGGCGTAGAGGGGCGCATATAGTCGCCGCCAATGGTTCGGGTGGTGTAAATAGCCCCGATGACGGGGTTAGTGGTTGAGTACGTGGACCGGAACAGGCGACACCAGGTATCACCTGAACCGTTTCGTGTCATCAGCGTGTCGGCTATCGCGCTGCTGGAGCCCGAAAGATTAGGCACGCTGCCGAGGCCAACATGTGCTTTGGTTGTGCCTGCGCGAATAGAAGCCACGCTGGTGGTGGCTGCGTCACTCAGGCCTAGAAAGGCACGCAGATCCGTTGCGTTATACACATAGGACTGGTCGCTATCGCCTTGTGAGCCCCAGATATGAGTCGGAGTTTCTGTCCCCCATTTCCAGTTCAGAGCCACATTCTTGACGTTACTTAAACCGACGTGGGCTTTTGTGGTTCCTGCTCGGATGGTTGCGACAGACGTTGTAGCGGCATCACTTAAACCTGAAATATTCACGACATTATGCGTGTGGCTACCGGGCGCTTTGTCAGCCAATGCGGCCTCAAGGCCTGTCACGGTTGAAATGGCTTGAGTGCCCGTATGAGTCGCACGATCACGCAACTGTGCATCTGTATCGTTGTGCGTGGCGCCTGAGGCAATGCCATCCAATTTGGTTTTATCTGCTGCCGACATCCAACCGGCCACCGTTTGCGTGGCGGTACCCATGGCATTAATCACCGCCTGGATGGCTTGCCTTACTCGCTGTGCTGTCCAGGCTCGTCGTGCGGTTGATATACCGCCTTCGGCTTCGGCCTGGGAAACAGTGGCTGCTGTCCACTCTCGGCTATTGGATAAGCGCGCATCATTATTATCGATCTTTGCATCTAGGGCAGTCTGCAGGCCTGCAATACTGCTAATACCCAATGCGTCCAGGGTGGCTTTGTTCTGTTTGATGTAATCGACCACCTCCTGCAGCTCGTCCAAGGTGGTGTCGTCGGAGGTGAGCAAGGTGTTGATGTTGTCGATCAGGCCTTTGAGAACGCGGCCTTGGTTAGCGGATAGCGGGACAGAAGCGTCGAAGCTGAGCAGGCCATCAACGATATCGATAGCGTTTACCTTGCTGCTGAGCGTGTCGGCAAGGTCTGTAATTGAGCTGATGGGTTGCTGCCCGGTATGGGTAGCGCGGTTGCGCAGCTGAGCGTTGGTTGCGTTCGCGGTCGCGCCCGTGGCAATGCCATCCAGCTTTGCTTTATCAGCTGCAGACATCCAGCCAGCCAGCGCTTGGCTGGCATTGTCGATAACTGGCAGGTCGCCCCATGTGAGGGATCGCCACTCGCTGACATAGTTTTCGGTTCCATATTTGAAAAGCACCTGCCCAGGGGAGCCCGCTTTAGGGACTCCTCTGCCGGGAAGGCCCCGCATACCGAGATGGACAGTGGCGGCAGCTGATCCGGGGACGGTCAGGTTATCGGCCTGTACCTTAACCTCACCAATAGTTTGGTGAACCTCAATGGCGACCGGCTGGTTGTCGGTGTTGATGGTTACTTTGGTCATCGCGTAACCCCAGGCAGGATTTCAACCTGACCAGCCAGTAGGCGGATGGTGTCCGGACCTTCCAAAATGAGGTCATATACCGCCGTTTCCCACCAGAGTTGTCCGGTTTCTTCTGCACTCAGAGTTATCCGAATAACACCAGCCAGTGCATCGGTTTGAATGCGCCCATTGGCTAAATTGCAGGCCAGCAATATTTCCTGTGACTGAGCTGTTTCCCGCATCTGCAGCCGGGGCTGGTACTCGCTGAGGTCCATGGGCATGTCGCCGCTACCGGTGTTCTGGGTGACGGTGAGATCCAGGGCATAGGTCGCGTACTGCTCTATGACGATATTGAAGGCACCGGCGCTCATGTTTACACACTCTCCACTGACACATGGATACCACTGCAGAAGGGGGCAGCTGTCGCGGCAGCAGCGATATCGGTTTGAGGCTGTTTCAGGTCCACTGATATGACGCCGGGCTGATGCAAGGCGGCGTAAATGGCAGACAGGGGCACGCCCTGCCCAATACGGTGGCGCAAATGGGACAGCTCACTGACCTGCTGGATCGCCACGTCCTGCACAACACGGGTATCTGGCCCCGAGCTGGAAACCTGCAGGATGGCCTCAATGGTGTAGCGGTTGATCTGGGCTGATTGCACGCTGACGCGGTCGGTGAGGGGGCGAACATCTTCGGCTGACAGAAAGGCTTCCACGTCACTCAGCAGAGCAGGAGGGGCGGCACCGTCGCCGTGGGTACTCAGAATGGTAATCAGCACATCGCCAGGCTCGGGGCTAGTCGCACTGGCATCCCGCACGTCAGCATCGGCACTCAATGCGTGGAAAATGTAGGCACCCTCCGGTCCGGCCGTACTGAACCCCTCAAATGACAGCTGCACACGGCGACGAAGATTGGCGTCGTCTTCGTATGTAGGTGGCACGGGCGGTACGGCATCCGGGTCGCCGGCATCAATCAGCAGCCGCTGTACTTGGTAGTTGGCGGCTATCTGGTCCAGATCGCCGCCCTGGGCAGAGGCCAGCATTACCGCCTTGGATGCTTCGTTTACGCGCTGTCGCAGCAGGGTTTCACGGTACGCGCAGACCTCCAGCAGCTTGCGCAGTGGCTCGGACTCCAGGGCGATCGTATCGGCCAGTTCAGGGGCGCGTGTGAGTAGGTCGGTCACCATATCGGACAACACCTGTTCGTAATCGATCTGCTCGACCACGTCAGGTGCTGGCAGTTTATCCAGTGCTATGGCTGTAAACCCGCTCATGCGCCACCTCCCAGGGTGATGTTGGCGGTGATTTCGGCGTTGTTGGCCAAACGACCGCTGATCTCGACCAGTGCCCCAGCCGGTGGCTGAAAGGCCATTTGGATGCGGGAGATCCTGAAGCGCGGCTCCCAGCGCATAACGGCAGCAGCCGTGGCCGCGTACAGGCGCAGCAGGGTGGTGCGGTTCAGGGGCTGGTCAACCAGGCCGGGCAGGATGCTGCCGTATTCTCGGCGCATGACACGGCTACCCACGGGGGTGGTGATGATATCGCCAATGCTTTGGCGCACATGATCGGCCAGGGTATCCATGCCGAGGCCGGTTGTTCGGTGCATACCGGTGGTCACGTTCAGCCTCCTGCAAACACGTTGGGGCTGCCGGTACAGATAATGGCCCGGTCGCTTTTGGCATCGCCGATGCGAGCAATACGGTGGCCATTCACAAACACACTGCGGCTGCCGGCGACGACCACGGACCGATCACTGAAGGCATCGGTGATCCGGTGGGCACGGCGACCGTTGATGAAAACGTTGCGGCTGCCGCTGACGGCGGTTGAACGGTCTGAGGCGCTATCACTGAAGCGGGCGGCTTTGGGCATCAGGGCATCTCCGTCGGGTTCTGCATTTCGGTGCTGACGGCATCCAGCAGGTTGGATTCACGCAGCGAAACAATGGTGGCGGCATAGCCCAGGTCGCTGGTATCGACTACCGAGCGCATGTAGATCCCCTCGTTTTGGTTTTCCATACGGGCCAGCATCAGAGCCTGCAGGGTGTCATTCACGGCATTGATGTTGGTTTTGACACCCTCGATTTCAGCCCGGATGGCTTCAAAATCCTCTGTGTAATCCATGACGTTGGTGTCGCCGGTTTTGATACCCATGGTGCCTCCCTAGTTGATATCGACCCGTGTGCCGTTGATACGGATGCCCTTGCCGTCCAGCACAATGGTGCTGCCGTTGCTGGTGAGGGTCATGGCTGCGCGGTTCATGGTGAGCGTGGTGCTGGCTACCTTAGCGCGCAGTTGATGCGTGCCGCTGTGGTATTCAACCAGAGAGCCGTCATCAAACTGGATCAGGTCCAGATCGGGATCGGTACTGGGTGACGGCAGTGCCTGGGTGTAGAGCATGCCAATCACGGCCGCTTGAGCGGGATCACCCGAGGGGCTGGAGAGAATCACCTGGGTACCGGGACGCAGTGGTCGCCAGCGGATAAAGTTGCGGCCCACTTCAGCAGGCCAGGGCAGCCAGTCGGTCAACAAGTCACCGGTTTTCACCCGCAGCTTGCGCGCAGAATGATCCACCTCGGCGATGGTGCCCAGGCGGATCACGGATTCAAGACGGCGGTTCAGGTCTGCGGTATTCATACCCCCGATACTGCCTCTCGTGCGCGCGGGAGTAGAGCGGGGGGCTGTGTATGGAGGGGGTATACAGGCGTCAGGTGAGGCGCTGGATCAAGATATCCTGAATCAGGGCAAGGTCATCACGGGTCAGGCCCAATAGTTCACGCTGAGCATACTGGACTTCAGGGCCGCCTCGGTCTACTCGATCCCGTAGGCCATACTGGTGTACGCGAGCCAGCCGAGCGATATCACTGAAGAAACCAACGCTGATGGCGTTTTCGTTGTATTTCATTTTCAGGTATTTCGCTGTTTTCAGCTTGGTAAACATGCCTTTGCGGCGGATGCGGCCAGCCTTGGCTTCAGCCCGGCGCGGGGCGTAGGCTGAACCGTCAGGGTTGCGCTGATCGGCAATGCGTTCGCGTTGCGATCGGCGCAGTTCGGTCCCCAATAGACGGGCCAGCTGTTTACGCTCCGCCGGTTCAAGTCTCTCCAGCAGAGGGGCGGTCCAGGCTTCCAATCGGTTCAGCTCAGACATCTGGGGTCAGCTTTTCTTCGTTATGCCAGAGCGTTTTGAATAGTGCCGGATCGGGCAGGTTCCATTCCGGTACCGGTTCGCCCAGATGCTCGGTGGTGTAGTTTCCCTCGACGGTGGTACTAACCAGCACGCGCTCGGTCAGGGGTAGAGTGATGCTGAGGTCTATTTTGCTGTGGTCGATGATGTCGGCTTCAAATTCTACAGCATCCTCTTTCATCTCCGGCTGGGCATGTTTCACCCAGGCGAGCAGGGGCACCAGGACGACATCGGCGTGATCTGCCAGGTCGGTGATGATCAGGTTCAGGGTGTACTTGTACTCAAAGTGAAGGCTGGCCTGAAGGCGGGCTTCAAGGTTGCCCCTGTCGATGAATATCTGCAGTTTCTCAGGGTTGTGTTTGAGATCGCGCACGCTGGCCAGCAGGTAGTCGCGCAGTTCCTGGGGCTTACGCATAGATATCTCCGGATGGGGCGATGTAGACGGTGTCGTCGTCCTCGCCGCGAGTCATGTAGTCCTCACCATAGAGCTGCACGGCGCGGTACCAGGCGCGCCGGCGCAGGTACCACATGCCGTCTTTTTTCAGCCAGCGCAGCAGCTCGCGGTTGCTCTCGTCGAACCAATGCATATCCAGTAGGCCCAGCTTCATCAGCTGGTACAGGGCGTCGTGTATGGCGCTGCCGCGCAGGCTGTTGGGGGTGTCGAAGGTCGGTCCGGATGGGCCGTCCCAGGCATAGCCGGCTTCGAGAATCAGGGTGCCGTCCGGGTGCAGGGTGATCCAGTCGGTTTTCAGGGTACGATTGGGTTTGACGCGGGTCTGGAATGTGACGCATTCGGGCAGGTCGTACTTCCAGTTGCGCTTACGGTATTTCATTGGCCTGATCCTCTTCTAATACGCTCAGCAGGTTGGTGCACAGGCCATCGGCCGGGTAGCCCGGCACGGCCACGCGGATCATCCGCAGCAGGATGGCACGGGCCACAGGGTCTGACTCGGCACAGTAGCGTGTCTGCAGGGTGAGTACGTGCAGGGTGCCATCCACAGCTGTGGCCGAGAAGTCGCCCAACTGATAGCCGTCCTGCAGGTGCGGGGCTGAGCAACCGGCGAGGGTGGCGACCAGCGCGGCAGTGATCAGTGTGCGTTTCATGCGGCAACCTCCTGATTTGAGTAACGGGCATAAGCCTCGGCCAACCGAGTGTCGTACTGATTTTTCTTGTAGCCAGGGCCGTTGTAGCGGCGGGCAAAGGCAGCCCAGTCGCGGGCCTGTAAAGCGGTGAGCAGAGCTGTATCTGTCTGGATGAATCGAACAAATGCCACCAGCTGCTGGGCTTCGCTTTCGCGCTGTGCCGTGATGAAGGTGTACACGCTGTCAAACCCCAGGCGCTTCCAGTGATAACCCATGACCTGGAACAGACCCCAGCTGCAGGATTCCATGGCGCTCTGTGCGTGCACCTTGCTGGCATTGCCCAAACGGAAGTGCTCAGCGTAATGGCTTCGGTAGCCGCCCGGTGTCTTGTTGATCAGGTCGGGGTAGCGGTGCATCAGTGAGGCGACTGCATGACGGCTGTATCCATTTGTCAGCAAGCGACGCCGCATGATATGGCGTTCGAACAGGATCACCACGCGCCCGTCGTCCAGAAAGCCTGTGCCTCGGCTCTCGATTTCGCGCACGGCGTGGATGCAG